CTATTGGACAGAATCCCGGTACAGGAGAAGCAATGAACGAATACTCTAAGTACGTTGATATACTAAACCAACCTGTGCAAGATACTGTAGCAGTCGTAACATCTTGGGGTGGAAAATATAAGATGGCTTTTGAAGATTTAAAAACTGGAAATTTCTCCAAAGCTATTAAGTTGTTTGAAAACGTAGGTTCGAATCCTGCGTACAGTATGGTACCCCCTGGTTTAAAAAATAAATCAACAGAGCAGTTTTACTATGCTAAACCGGTAGAAGATGACTACATACAAGGAACTTTTAGAAGGTACTTTCTACAAGATGTAAGAAACGGAGAAATAAAAGAAATAACATCAGAGACATATAAAAGTATAGCAGATAAAGGATACTATAGAAGAACTAAGTTAGAGTGGAACCTCTTAGGACCCTCCGAAGATGAGAAGGTTAATGGATATACATACCCCGGAGCAGTAGCTAGGAATAGAGACGTTGTATCACAAGCGGAGGAAGTTATACCAGGTATTACAGAATTTCTTTCTGATTTAAAACAATTTGTTATAGAAGATTCTTCTAAATTTAAACTATTGAAGAAAGAAAAGAATGAAGTTACAACTATTGAAAAAAATGGTGCTAACGTCGTATCTTCTGTAACTAAAAAAGTATTTGAAGAAGAACAATTACCCCCTCTTCCTGAACTACCTCAATCAGAAGTGAATGCAGGAGAAACTGCAGCAACTGAAGGATCACAAAGTGCCGATTCAACATCAGCATATGCTAAATCCCTAACATGGTATCAAGCACAAGTCGGTAACCCTAGTGCTGAAAGATCATGTGGTTCGTTTAATGCGATTAGTATGAAGATTTACAACCAAGAAGGTCCTTTATTAGATGAGGAAGGAAATCCTAAGAAAGACATTTACTACTACAGAACTAAAAACGCTGTTAAGGGAAACAAATACTTACCAATTAGGAGAATACCAAACCTAAACCCAAAGATACAATCACCAGAATCTTACGAACTCTACTACACTATTCGTGTAGAGGGATACGGTGACTATACTGCAAAGATTGATAGGGAAGGAAAACTTTACGACATTAAGCAATGTTAAGTTTGATCTTAACAGATTAGTTCGTATATTAAGTAAAAGGTTATAAGAAATGTTTTATATAGTAGAAAATAAACAGCAGCTTGATAGGCTCCGTAGTTACCCGGATATTGATGTCTACGTAGATGTAATTTCATCTAATGATTACTTCCATCCTAAATTTACAACAACCGTAGCAATCTACATAAGACCCCTAGATGACTCAGGAGGTTACATTATACCTATAAACCATGATGAAGGTTTAAATGTTAGTAAGGAAGAAGCTTTTGACCTCTTAAAAGCATACAAAAGGATTTATGTATTAGATAAGAAAAACCTGCTTTACCACTTTCCACTTGTAGATGTAATAGATATAAACTTATGGAGAGCATTCTGGTACTACGATAAAATAGAACTTCCAAGTAAAATATCAACAATAAACTGGTTCTATAACAAATTTAAAGACTTTGATAATATTAATCAGATAATACCTTTATCTAAATTACACGAACAAAGTGAAAGGGTATTTGATGCAATAGAAAAGTATATAGAAGAACCTAAAGAAGATACCTTTAAGTTCTATAACGATGTTGCTGTTAAGGTATTTTACTTACTAGAACAACACGGACTTCGAGTAGTATACCAACCTTTTATAGACTTATTTAAACCAAATACACCTAAGTATAATATAAAGGATAATATTACATACACGTATTATAACCTCTATAATAGTACATCAAGACCTACTAACGCTTTTAATAGTGTAAACTTCGCAGCTATACCTAAAGGAGAAGAGTTTAGAAAAGCTATTATACCACAACACGATTGTTTTGTTGAATTTGACTTTGACGGGTACCATTTAAGACTACTATCAGAACAAATCGACTTTAAAATAGAAGGTGAATCAGCTCATAAGGCCTTGGGTAAGTACTATTTCGGCAAAGAAGACCTAACAGAAGAAGAATACGCTCAAGCAAAACAAATTAACTTTCAGGCTATATACGGGAGAATACCAGATGGATATAAGAACTTAGAGATATTTGTGAAACTAACTAAGTACATAGACCGGTTATGGGATGAGTTCTCTAAGGGGGTAGTAAGAACTCCTATAAGTAACAAACCTTTTAATAAGCACCTTAAGGAAATGCATCCGCAGAAACTTATGAATTATATCATGCAATCGTTGGAAACTGCAAGAAATGTTCTTATCTTAAAAGAAGTGCTAAAGTATCTTAGAAATAAGAAAACAAAAATAGCTCTCTATACTTACGACGCAATATTATTTGATTATGCTAAAGAAGATGGAGAACATATAATAAATGAATTAGCTTTGATACTAAGTGAAAATAAAAAATACCCAGTTAAAATAAAAACATCTGAAAACCTGGTTTTGTAAAACCTTTTAATATTTATATGTACACAATGGAAAATGTTATGTCTCAACATCGATTCGATTACGATATCGATCAAATATATTTAACTGAGGATATGAGTAATAAGCTGTTTTGCACCTTCTCTACAGGAGAGGAACTAGAGGCGACATTAGAAAATATAGTACAAAAATATAGAATTATCTATAATAAAATATTCGTTTTGTATTCTAAAAGTCAAGACGAGTATATCTGCACCTATAATGTAGATTTTGGTAATGTTTCTAATTTTATCGATAATACTATTTTAGTACATCGAAAGAAAGAAGCAAATACCCTGTATACGATTAACGCTCTCAATACATTAATTAAGGAACTTAATAACGGAGTATTAGATACTACTTTTAAAATTAACTGGACGGACTACAAAAACTGTATTCTATTAACGAAGGGTCCGGAATTAAAAAGAGTAAATACCAAATTATTTAAGATCGTAGAGTTGGAGAATTGAGATATATTTCGTATCTTAAATAAGTTATAAACAATTAAAGTTATATTATGAATCTAGATGCAATCAAAGCAAAGCTGTCTGCGTTAAATAACGGCGGACAAGAAAGAGAGAAGGTAGACTATACAGCTACTTTCTGGAAACCCGAAAACGGTAAAAGCACCATTCGTATTGTACCTTCTATGTATGATCCTAATCTTCCGTTTAAGGAAGTGAAGTTTCACTATGGAATTGGTAAGTACCCGATGGCCGCTTTATCTAATTTTGGAAAACAAGATCCTATTGAAGAGTTCATTAAGGAATTAAAGAAGACTTCAGATAAGGATAACTGGACATTAGCCGGTAAACTTAACCCCAAGACACGTATTTTCGCACCAGTAATTGTAAAAGGTGAAGAAGATAAAGGTGTTCGTTTATGGGGATTTGGTGTAACAATCTACAAAGCGTTATTAGCGTTAGCTCAAGACGAAGAAGTAGGAGATTACACAGACGTAATGAATGGATGGGACCTAGTAGTAGAAGTTGCTCCAGGTAACCCGTACCCAACCACATCGGTTCGTATTAGACCTAAACAAACTCCGCTATCAGATAATGCAGCGCAAGTTGATTTATGGTTAAAGAACCAACCACACCCTGTTGAGATTCATACTCAATACGATTATGAGTTCATTAAAAAGCAGTTACAAAATTACTTAACACCAGGTTCAGCAGAGGACGAAACTCCTTCAGCACCTGCACCTCAGGCATCTAATTCCTTAACTGAGACTCTAGGAAGTCATTCAACCGACTTTTCTTTAGAGACTTCAACACCAGGAGTTAAAGACGCGGTAAGTAAATTTGATGACCTTTTTAACGAATAAAATAAATGGCAAAAAGCGCAACAGCAGAAAAAGCATCTGCTATAGTAAAGAGTGGATTTAATTTAGGTAATTTCAAAAAGAAGAAGGGATTTGCAAATGCCTCGGTAAAGTTTAAAGAGCAAGGGTGGATACCTTTGTCAAAAGCCTACCAAGATATTACTTCTATGCCAGGTATACCGACAGGTCATATTACCTTATTAAGAGGTCATAGTGATACGGGTAAGACTACGGCACTATTAGAAGCAGCAGTATCAGCTCAGAAGTTAGGAATTTTACCGGTATTAATTATCACGGAGATGAAATGGTCTTGGCAACATGCCAAAGAGATGGGACTACAGTTTGAGGAAGTTGTAAATGAAGCAACTGGAGAAATAACAGACTACGAAGGCTTCTTCCTTTACTCAGATAGAGGTACGTTAAATACTATTGAAGATGTAGCATCTTATATAACAGATCTTTTAGACGAACAAGCTAAAGGTAACCTACCCCACGACTTATGTTTCTTCTGGGATTCTGTAGGCTCTGTACCTTGTGATTTATCGGTACGTTCTAATAAGAACAATAACGAATGGAATGCAGGAGCAATGTCTACTCAATTTGGAAATAACTTGAATCAGAAGATCTTGTTATCTCGAAAAGAAGGAAATCCGTACACTAATACGTTAGTAGCTATTAACAAAGTATGGACTCAAAA